CCTTTCTTCTTCTTTTTCTTCATTCCGCCTCTTTGTCCTGGCATAGTATTCTCCTTATGTATAACTTACGTTAGCATTATCGCTAAAGTATTTCCATTGTGTTCCACTCCAGTATGCCGGAACACCTTCTCCGTCTACTGCTCTATCACCTGTTACAAATATATAACCTCCTGGGAAAGGTTGTTGTAATGTTGCTAACTGAGTATTAGTATAACTTGGTGGATTAATAGGATCATTACCCTTAAAGTCATTTACCCTTAATCCTGTTAAGTTAATCACCTGGTTAGGGAAGAAGGATTCTATAGCATTTACTTTTAATACACTATTAGCATTAACTATTAGATCACCATATATTGTTGCTGTTGTGTTATTAGGTGTTCTATGATCTGCTTTTAAAGGACCACTTGGGTTGTTAACTGTTCCTACTGCTGTTTCTAATTTTGTAAAGTTCTGGTAATTAGAATATAAATTCCAAGTTGTTCCTGAACCTGATCCAGTTGCTACCTGATATGTATTACCGTTTAGGAACGTAAGACTTGCATCTGTGGCTCCTTGGAATGTTACATATTGTCCGTTATACCAACCTTGATCAGAACCTATATATATTGTGTCACCTGTTCCAGTAGTAGCATTACCCTGATATTGTGTTATAGTTGTTAATACATTAGCACTTGATACTTCTAAATCACCTGTTGTGTATATATCACCTGCTACATCTAGTCTTGAATCTACTTCTCCTGGATAACTTGCTATTAATCCACTAGGTGCTTCACTGTCTAATCCACTTTGAACTGGTGAACTAAGTCCTGAATCTGTATATATTTCATAAGTTCCTCCACCTACACTCTTAGTATAGTATGTGTTACCATTTAGGAATGTTAAATCACCGTTACTGGTGCCACTCATTACTATTGCTGTTGCGTCACTCCATTGTGGATCTGTGCTTGGTATAATCTGGTCATTTGAACCAGTATTATTACTACCAAAGTAACTACCTATAGCACTTGTAACTGTTCCTGTATGTTTTGCTACAATAACATTACCTTTTGTTGCTATGTTACCAGCATTGTTACCACTTGCTAAGTATGTTTGAACATCTGCGTTACTGTAACTACCAGTAGAAGCAAAAGTAATTGTATCGGTTCCTGCATCAGTAGTGATTGCCATTCCACTGCCTGCCGCTAATGTTAGTGTATCACTTATAGTATCTGCAACTACATCTGATTGTCCGGATACTGAAATTGTTTTAAATAAATCTATACCTGTTAGATTTGAACCATTACCTACGAAATTGTTACCTGTAATTGTAGCAGAACTGTTTATAGAACCGTCTAATTGTATATTTGCGTTTGCACTTGTAAAGTCTTCTCTGGTTGCATTACCATTAAATGATATAGTTCCGTTTGCAGATAATCTAAGTAAAGATTTAGGGACACCTGATGTTAAATCTCCGCCACCAAATGCAAAGAACTCTTGTGTAAGTGGCATTGTATCGTCATCATATGTTGCCACACCTGCATCATAGAATACGAATCTACCTGCTTGTCCAAAATTACTTCGATCTTTGAATACATTAGTTGCACTATCACATGCATGTAAAAAGTATTCGTCTAATACTCTATCTCCATTACTGGGTCCTGCAGGCGAGGCTATTGAACCTCTACCTTTTGCATACACTAATTTTATACCGTCGTCATCATCTTTATAATGTTCTACACCTTCATGATAAAGAACACCAAAAGCATCTGCAGACGCATCTGTTAATGAATATTTGTGCATATTGCCAGGTAAGAAAGACAGTATAGGATTATTACTATTGCTTATATTTCCTATTCTAAATTTACCTGTTTCAGGCATTGTTAGGACGGATGATGTGCCTGTAAAGTCTAAATTATTGCCTGTTGATATATCAGCAGTCATTGTTAAGCCACTGCTTTGTATAAAGGATTGTGCTTGGGCGTTTGTTATACCACCACCGCCACCACCTGTACTGTTAATAGTTAAAGCATTACCGGATGTTGTTAATGTAACACCTGTACCAGCGACGAATTCGATTTGTGCATTTGCCTGTGTTGCTTGTATATTTGTTTGTCCTGATACTAGTGCTGTACCAAAAGAATTTGTAGCACTTGTTGTAATACCAGTTAATTGAGAGCCATTACCTAATATATAATTTCCACTTATATTAGCGGTTGTTGTGATATTTGCATTAGATGTATATATACCATCTTTGTCTATAACAGTTGCCGGGAGAGCATCTTGGTCAAATGCACTACCTATAGGTGTTCCAAATTCTATATCACCATTTGCACGAGCCTTTAAAAATGATGTGGGATTGTTTGATGTATCACCATCTCTGTAATGATATAATTGATAATATACTGGAACACTACCAGCACTATGCGAGCCATCTGATAATATTTGTTCGGCAAATGCTACAGAAAATCCACCATCATCTATACCATCGTCACTTGAACCTGAGCTGTCATAAGCATAATGGAATCTTTCCCATATTCTTTTGTTGTCGCCTTTGGGTTCAGGAACTGATTCTGAACCAGCCGCCGCATATGTTCTCAAATCTATACCAGCACCACTACCACTGTTAAATTCTGTCATATATATCTGAGATTCGTTTGACGTTCCTCTGATATGTATTGCCGCTTTAGGAGTTGGTGTTCCTAAACCTAAGTTGTTAGTTGCACTATCAAATGTTAAGCCTGATAATCCACTTACATCTACATCAGCATTTACTTGTAAATTACCAGTTGTTTTAATTAAATTACTGCTTGTGATATCAGCAGTCATTGTTAAACCACTACTTTGTATAAAGGCCTGTGCCTGTGCATTTGTTAACCCAGATGCACTTAAATCAGGTGGTGTAAATGTAAATACACCGGCACTATCATATGATAAGGAGCCATTGCCACTAGGCCCTGCTGTAACAACACTTAAATCTGTATAACCTATTTTATCTGGCGGTGTAAATGTAAACACACCGTTTACATTATTGTAAATTAATGAACCGTTACCACTAGGTAAAGCAGGCGTACCCATACTTAATGCGGCTCTGCTTAATGCATCTGAATAATATTGATTTGTGCTACCTTGTGTTAAATCGTCTGTTGTTAATGGACCAAAATGAACAATATTACCTGAACTTCCTAATGATATAACTCTTCCATTAACTGTGAGACTGCTATTTGCTAGACTGCTATTAGGAACTTGTAACGCATTTTTTTCAGTTATAGAAGCATAATAATTTGTTCCATCATAGAACACGTTCATTATATTCCATGCACCTGGATTTGTATCTAGATCAGAACTTGAATTAGCGAATCTCCATGTTGCCCAGTTACTAGGAGTTGTTGTGGTATCAATGAATCTACCACCAGCACCGTCTTGTGTAAAAATTAATGATGCACTACCACCTGCTGATATATTGTTTAATGTTATTCCTGTAACATTACCATTTAAAGTTAATGTATGTACGGTACCATTTGCAATATTAACAGATACTGCTCCACTGGCACTTCCGCCACTTACTATTGTTTCTTGATATTTTTTAAGTGTTAAATCGTCTAAATTTGCATCAAAACCAAATATACCTGTAACGTTATCATATGTTATTGGTAATGTATTACCTAATGCATTTCTAATATCACTCGTTGACGTAACTAAAGCATTACCTACGATCAAATTTGTTGTGTTTGTTGCTACACTTACATTTACTAAATCGGAACTTACAGTAACATTAGGTTCTGTAACAGTTACTTCTACGTTTGCTAAAGCCATTACAGTCTCCTTATGTTGTTAATGATACGAATGATGTGTCTGCTAATATATTCCCAATTGCTTTATCACCTGGCTTGTATCTTTCTAATACTGCCCATCGGTGTGCTTCTGTTACTGAAGGCGTAACACCTGTGTTTGTCCATGATACTGAGAATACTGTGATTGGCACGTTAGTTCTTGCGTCTGGCATTAAAACATTACCTGAATATAATTTACTAGGCATTGTTATATTAACAGTACCAGCTGAATTGTTTCTGTTTGATACGTTTGCCGCACCTACATCTATGTTAGCAAAATATCCTACTACTGAACTAGTAGTAAAATTAGGCTGGCCATCATTAGTATTATACGTTAAAGTATCTACAACTATTGTTTGAGCATCTAACTCAAATGTATAATTTGTTATGTCTGTATTATAGTTGTACGTGAATGTTTTTTGTTCTGATGGGAACTTTTCAATGACTTGGACATCGTCTGCACCACCAATATAGTTCTCAAATGATAAGAGTCTACCGCTCATGTTATTCTCCTGTTGGACATAGGATAATCCGTGTTCGTACTATCCTCTTTGTTATATTTATCTAATTTGTAATTTTTACTCACCATTTAAGTAAGGATTAATCATAATAGGATAATACCCTGTACCACTTACTTGTAGAGTATGCATTTTTTGTATATTTGTAGGTTGAGAAAAATGCATACCCCATGTTAGTATTTTGTTATCACTTGCAATGGCGCAACTCATTATTTTATATGGATTTTCGCTATAATCAGGTATATCATAGTATGTAATTTGTTTATATGTTGGTGAATTAGGTTTTGTGTCTATGCATAAGAACTTACATTCTACTGAAGGATTTGATCTTCCTATTTGAGGAGCATATATGTTACCATCTGGTGCTAATACACCACATAACGTTGAATTACCTGTGGTTTCTGATCCAGGATTACCCGTCGCACTTTCACTTATTACTACACTGGTATTATTTACAGGATTGTAAATTAACACATTACCAGCCATTCCTGGTAAGAAGTATATGTTTTCATCACATCCTAATACTGCTGTACCAAATACAGGATCATTAGCACTTAATCCACTAGCAAATATATTTGCTGTACCTGGTGGTATAAATTTTGTTACTGTACCATTAGAAGGATCGTATTCTTGCATTTCGTCTTCTTCATTATGTGTGTAATAAACATTGGCTGTTCTAGGATGTTCTGCTATGCAACTAGAATCAAAATCACCACCTCCAACTCCTGAATCTAAGGCTATGCCTGATAAACCACCTTGATTTGTAACTTCATATGCCGCGCCACTACCACCTCCGTGTGTAGTCATTATCATGTTATCTTGACTTTGTATATATTTTAAATTTACATCACCGAGTCCAGATATAAAATTACCTGCACTACTTGACGTGTAAGGTGTACTATCATTTACTTTTGTAAAGAATGGATTTAATCTACTCATACCAAATGTTGATCTTGTCGTAGGATTAAGAACAACTGTTTCTTGCTCATTTAAATCAGGATCATCACCTAAATTACTTTGTGCTGATATGTTTGCTATGTTACTAGATATTGGGCTATAAACAAATACATGATTATCGAATTGTTGCCTGTCTGCAAATGTACCATTATCAAAGAAACCTGTTAACATAACATTACCATCTGGTAGTGATACCATAGTGTTTTGAGCACATGTAAATTTAGAATTATTTAATTCATTAGGTAATGCTGTATAATTTGCACTAGCAACAGTAGGTGCGCCAGTTGATTCAAAAGAGCTGACAAAGTTATAAAATACATCTGCATTTGGTAATGTAGGCCATGAAGGATATCCGGAAAATTGTGAACTGCTTCCTACTTGTTTTCCTCTGAAAAATTTACTAATTCCTAATGGCATATATTACTCCGGTTTGCTTGGCCAAGTTAACTCGTCTTTGCTTGTTAGGCTAGGGTAACTTGCTGGCAAATCTCGTAATTGTTGCCTATATGTTGCCCATTCTGCCTTTTTTGTATCCGATAATGGTGAATCTGCGGCCTGTGTCCAGTCACACATTTTTAAATTTGTATTTCTATTTACTTTTAACCAATGTTGTAAATCTTCTGTAATGTTTAGGGCTTCTAATTGTAATGTGTCTAAATTAACTTTGTAGTTGTCTATTTCTGTACAGGGAACATCTAAACATGCTTGATCAGTATGATACGCAAGTCTTTCTGCTACTGCATTATCATTCATACTTCTGCTTATAATTAATTTACCAGTATCTTTATAGTAAAATGTTCTATACATTATTTTTCACCTTTTGTTACACGAATCATCTGATAATTTAAATTATTAAATGATCTTAGTGCTGGGGCACTAGTTCCTACTGTTGTAAATCCCTGTAAAACAATATTTGCCAGTACTGGTTCCATATCTGCTGGTAGACTGTAACTTGCTGGGTCTAGACTAATCTTGTTACTAGCAATTAATGGTGGCGCCGCCGCATCAAAGCCTAATATTGCTGTACCACCTGCTGTAGTTGTAACATTATTTACATTTGCTGTAGCATTTGCAAATCTTAATTTAACTTGGTGTCTAAATGCAACATCATATGCACCGGAAACAGTTCCGCCTAGTGTTGCTTTACTGGTAACTTCATAATCTCCCACGTCAGCACCTGTAATATCATAACTTTCTTCTGGTATAATATCCAAATATGTTGTTCCTGATACTACACTAGTATTTCCTGCAGGGTTATCAGTTAACTGCGTACCTGCACCAAATGTTTTCATTGCATCATTAACAATTACATTACCAAATACTGAACCTGGTAATGCGGTAACGTTTGCGTAATCGCCTGCATATACTTCTGGTATGAATATAGGTGGTATAATAGGTAATCTTGGTAAATCAATAGGTACACTATTAGGCGTTTCTGTTGCAACAGGGTGTGTATAGTAAGTATCACTGTATTCCATAGCACTTATTCTAGTTGTAACCATATCTAAATCGTTTTGAACTTCTGTTACCCGTAATACTCTAAATAATTTGTTGCTAAAACCGTATATATTACTGGAAACCTTAATTACATCACCTACATCTGTTTGCATACCGCTAAAGTCACTTTCAAATTGTATAACTGTTGATAATCTACTTTGGTTAAGATCTATCTTACCTAATATTTCAGCACGAATGTTATCATTAATCATATCTAAATTATAATTTAAAACATTGTCTGGTTCGTTTGGATTTCTGTCGTTTGCTGGTGTTGTTAATTTAATAGTATTTGTTTGATCTTTTCTTTGTTGATCCATAAATTCTACTTCTACGCCATTATATAAGCCATATAATTCTGTAGAACTAATATCTATTTTGCTTACTATATTTTCTTCATTATATACTAAACAATTTGCTAATTCTGTACTACTTAATGCACGATTAGGTATTGCTTTAAATTTACCATCTTTAACGTTAAATGTAAAGAATGTACCTGCTGATTGACATATTTTATCAATATTTGTACTACATACATCAAATGTACTTAACATACCGTTTATTTGATATCTTTTTAAAGTTGAACTTACGTTACTAGCATTAGTATAACTTACTAGTTCATCACTGTAACCTTTCATTGATGTGTTTGCTGTACCTGTTATACTAGTTATATCTATTTGTGCATTACTAAGTCCAGCACCATAACGATCATTAGACAAGTAATCAAATAACACATCACCTGGATTGTTAAGTGTGTTATTCATCTTAAATGTCATTTGTGGTAAACCTGCTAATCCGTTTTCTGCATCATAGTCTATTTGTAATACTGCGAATACCATTGCATTTGCTGTATGATTTACACCCCAATGTGGTACTATACTTGTTGCGGCTGTGTCATACCCTGTGCCTGATGTTGGAAATATAACATTTGAACCTGCACTTCCGCCTTGATATACGTTTACTCTTACATTACCAGCATAACTTGTTGCTGTACTTTGGTTAGGATCTACATGACTTACTGCCGTATTTCCTGAGAATACTAATTTTACATCGTTCATAAAGACTTCACTACAACTAAATGTACCTGTATCTGTTTCTTCTGAAAGTGCAATACAATATGTCATTGTTTGGTTTTCATTACTTATAGCGGCATCAAATATAGGACCACTAGTAAATGCTTGTCCATATAGTACAGGTAACTTGTTGTCAGTTGCTGGTGGTAACTGTATACTAGTACCTGGATCTGCATTTTGACCCATTGAAGGTGGTTTAAATACACCTAATGCTCTTGCTGTACCATATGCAAGTCCACCTGCTATAACTGATGTGGCAATTGTGGCTAAAACACCTGATAAACCTATTGCTCCTACTATTGCTGTTGCTATTGCTGTAAATACTGCCATTGTTTAACCTCTAAATGCCCAATTGTAATCTATTGGTTCCCAGCCTCTTTCTTCTAATTTTAAATCTGGTGTTGTTGCTAGTGTAGTTAGTGTAAATGTAGATATATGACCTAGGTCTTTGGCTTCTATGCCTATGCCTATATACCTATTTAACAACCTTGCACCTGCTGTAGTGCCCCTGTATTCGTCCTCTACCCACCATGCAACTTCAGTCATGCGTTTGATATGTGGCAACCATAAATCGCCCTGTATGGTCGCT